GTGCGTGAAGTGGAGAACGCCGGCCGCCGCCAAATCATCAACGCGGTGAAGAACGATAAACCGTTGGACGACAAACTCACCGAGCAGCGTGAACGGGTAAAGCTGACTGATGAGCAGATCGCGGAGTTCCGGGATTTGTTGAACCCGACCGCCGAGGTCACCTCGTGGGCCGGGTCGAAGGTGACGGTGGACCGCAAGGTGGAGTTGGCGGTCACCGAGGTTCGTGGTTGGGCCAGGGTCGCCACCGGGAAAGAGACGTGCGCGTTCTGTTTGGCGTTGGTGTCCCGCGGCCCTGTGTACTACACCGGGCAGTCCGCCGGGGTGGATTTACCCGACGACGATCTGGTGGACATGTTCCGCTCTTCGAGCCTCGAGGAGTACTTCGGGGACATTGAGGAGTTCATGGCCCCGGAGGACCGTTTCCACACGAACTGCGACTGCAAAGTCGTCCCGGTTTTCGATTTGGAGAACTGGGTTGGCCGGCGGGCATCGCAGAGAGCGTTCACGTTGTGGGAGGAAGCTTCCCGCCGCGCTGAGAAGGCTTTGGAAGCCGAACCGGACAAGAAGTTCTACTCCCGCAACGGCCCTAAGTTCGGGCCGAATAAGGGGAAACCTGGGTGGTACAAAACCACCCTGAATCGTGAGGCACTCAACCAGCTGCGGCAGATGATCGCAGCGGGTGAGGCCGACGCAACTGACTGGGCCGCCCTGAACGCGGCCTGAGTTAAAGGAAAACCGTGAGCCCTTGATGGGTTCTCAACTACGCCCAGGAGGCAACCAACATGTCAGACGAAGCCGTTACCGCCGAAACCGTGAGCACCGAAACCGTTCCCGAAGCCCCGGAGGCGCAGGAAACGTTCGGCCTCGAATACGTTCAAGATCTTCGGCAGGAGGTAGCAAAGCTTCGGCAAGAGGCAGGTAAGTACCGACTCCAACGTAACGAGGCTACGGAGCGGGCCAAAGCCGATCTCAGTAAGGACTATGAGTCAAAACTTTCGGAGCGTGAAGCCGCGTTCAACGAACTCAATGTCGAGTTGTTGAAGCTTAAGGCGGTTGTCTCGGAAGGGATTCCTACTGAGGACATCTTCGATGTGGCCGCCCTGATTCAGGGTGACGATGAGGCCACGGTTTCGGACAGCGTGAAGCGTGTGAAGTCGCTTCTGGACAAAGCTCCCACCCGGGAGCGCCCTGTTGACCCATCTCAGGGTTCGGGCAATGTGCTGCCGCTGAACGGTGATCCGTTGCTGGAGACCGTGAAGCGGATGGTCGGCGCCTAAACCCTTCCCTTTTCAAGAAAGAAGATAAACAGAAATGCCTGCATTCAATACCCCTAATACGGTGGCCATGACCGGCGACACGATGTTCCAGGGTTACCTGGACCCGGTGATGTCTCAGGACTACTTCGCTGAGGTTGAGAAGACCTCCGTGGTTCAGCAGATCGCCCGGAAGATCCCTTTGGGGCCGACCGGTGTTCGTATCCCGCACTGGGATGGTGATGTTCGCGCCAAGTGGACCGGTGAGGGTGAGCAGAAGCCCGTCACCAAGGGTTCGATGACCAAGCAGGAAGTGGTCCCGCACAAGATCGCGACCATTTTCGCGGCAAGCGCCGAGGTTGTCCGGGTCAACCCGGGCAACTACCTCGCGACGATGCGCACGAAGGTCGCCGAGGCGATCGCGCTTGCCTTTGACGCCGCGGTGCTGCACGGCATCGACAGCCCGTTCGGTAAGTGCGTCGCCGACACCACTAAGTCCATCAAGCTGGCCGGCCCGGACACCGCGTTCGATTCGCTGAACAAGGGCCTGGATCTGCTGCTGAAGGACAAGAAGAAGTGGAACGGCACCCTGTTCGATGATCTGGCCGAGCCGGTCCTCAACGGGTCGAAGGACAAGCAGGACCGCCCGCTGTTCATCGAGGCCACCTACACCGACATCAACTCGCCGTTCCGTTCGGGCCGGGTGTTGGGCCGCCCGACGTTCCTGTCGGATCACGTCACCGACCCGACGAAGCCGGCCAACGACACCGGAATCCTCGGATTCCAGGGCGATTGGTCGAAGATCGTGTGGGGTCAGATCGGCGGGCTGTCTTACGACGTGTCGGATCAGGCCACGCTGGACATGTCGGCCAACGGTGACGGGTCCGGCCTGGTGTCGCTTTGGCAGAACAATCTCCTGGCAGTACGTATTGAGGCCGAATTCGGTGTCCTCGTCGACGACCCCGAGGCGTTCGTCAAACTCACCAAGTGACCGTGATCGGGGGGAGCCCTTCGGGGCTCCCCCCGAACCCGGGGAAGAGGGCAAAGCGATGAAGATCAGAAACAAGGTCAGCGGCGAGGAAGCCGACGTGCCGGAGGTTTTGGCCGGTGTGCTGGTTTCGGCGGGCGGCTGGGAGGCTGCCGCGGAAGATGCGGTTGCGGCAGAAGCGCCGGCTAAAGCCCCGGCGAAGAAAGCGCCGGCGAAGGCACCGGCGAAGAAAGCCCCCACGAAGAAGGTTGGGGCGTGAGAGATGGCGTTCGCGTCGGCATGTGATGTGGCGGTGCGCTGGTCGCGTGCTTTGACCGAGGAGGAGAAGGCGCTCGTCGAGGTTCGCCTTGAGGATGTGGAGCGTCTGATTCGCCGCAGGATTCCCGATCTGGACGCCTGGATTGATTCGGGCCGGCTGGATGTGGAGGACTTGGTTCAGGTTGAGGCCGATGCGGTGTTGCGGTTGTGCCGCAACCCGGAGGGTTTCGTTTCGGAGACCGACGGCAGCTACACCTACCAGCTTTCCAAGGAGTTGACGACGGGCAGGTTGCAGATCCTGCCCGATGAGTGGGCGACATTGGGTGTTCACCGCAATCGGTTGACGACGCTGGTTCCTTCTCTGTTGTTGGGCGATGGGCACACGATTCTTAGGGCGGAGATTTAAAGGCTATGGCAACTGTTATCACGGTTGTGGGTGTTACAGCCCTCATCTATGAGGTTTTGGAGCGGGATTACGGTGTCCCGAAGCCCACTGGTGGGGGTTTGGGCACCCTCCCCACGGGCGGTGGGTCTGGTGGTTTGACGCAGACCCAGGTTCAGGCGATTGTCGACGCTGCCATCGCCAACCTTCCCGCTGGCGGGGCCGGCGGGGTGACGCAGGCCCAGGTTGATGCATCTATTGAGAAGGCGTTGACTGATGCGGGGCCTGCGATCCAGGCTGCTATTGCTTCGCAGGTTGGCAGGGTCACCGACAGGATGAGTTTGGACTCCACTAAGGCTGGTGACGGCTCGGTGGTGTTCGAGACGAACAACCTGACTAGTGCCCAGCACAAGGTGGGTGTCGATTTCGTCACCCAGCGGGGCGGCGAGGTCAGCGTAAACGGCAAGCGGGTGTTGACCGTCGATGATGCTGGTGGCGGTATCGACCAGGAGGCGGTCGATGCGGCGGTGGCTGCGGCTACCTCGCAGTTGACCACCAAGACCGAGTACCAGGCGTTGATCAACGCTTTGTGTTCCGCACCGTTCGTCGGCATGACGGGCAATGTTGTCAACAACGTCGCCAAGGTCGGCGTGTGGGTCAACATCGCCAAGCAAGAAATTGAAAACCTCGAAAGCAACCTGAAGTTCGCCTACGACAAGACGGTGGAGAACAAGACCGCTATCGCCGCGCTCCAGGCGGCTGTCGCGGCCCTGGAAGCGTTGGGTGTGGGGGGCGGTGACGGCACCGGCCTGACCGGCGAGCAAGCCCAAATGATCCTCGACACCGCTACCGACCTGGGTGCGGCGAAGGCTCGGATCGACACACTGGAAGCCGACAACGCCTCTCTGACAGCAAGACTCGATGCGCTTGAGGCGACCATCACCGGTAAGGCCGACACGTCTGAACTGGCGGAGGTCCTTGACCATGTGGTGCAGACCTACGCCACCAAAGCCGCGCTGGCTGAGTTCGGCGGCGACGTGGAGAACGCGGTCGCAAATGCGATTGCCGCCACCAACACCACAGTGCAGGCGGTCTTGGATGCGATGAACGGCCCCGACGCGACGGTAGACAGTGTGCGGGCGATGTTCTGGTTGCTTAACGATGTTGTGATGGCGCTGATCGACGCAACTGGAATCGAAATCGAAGGGAAGGTGAAACCGTGACTGCAAGTAACAAGATGGCCCCGATGATCGGCAGCAAGGACCGTATTGGCGATCCGACGCGGATCACTGTGCCACTCCGAGGCGGGGATGATCTGTCCGGGCTTGACGGTCGTGTCACCGCGTTGGAGCGGCGGCAGTGCTGCCCCGCATCAACCACACCCGACCCGGCGTTGGTGCGGGTCTCCAACACCGCTGTCGGCCAGGGGGAGTACGTTGTCACGGCGCTGAACACGATGACGAACCGGTACATGCACACCCCGGGTGAGTTTGACGATTACGCCTTCGTGTTCCTGGCCTACACGATCCCGTCTGTGGTTCCTGGTGGCTCGACGTGGACGATCAAGGTCACCTACGGCGGTAAGACGATGACCTACCGCAACGAGTTCCTTACCGGCGGCTCGGCCACTGATGCGACTCGCGGTGCGGTGCAGTATTACGACCTGCCGATCACGCCGGGTCAGGGTCCGCAGGAAGTTGTGGTCACGTGCACTACCGGGTTGAATCTGACTGGCCGTGCCGGTAATCCGACGTACACGTTCGCCTCAAACTCTGTGACGGTGAGCAACTGGGTCGGCAGCGCGTCGTCGGGATGGGCCGGTGGTACTGGCAGCAACGACAGGACCACCTTCGGTGCGCTCGGCGCTGACCGCCGCTACATCGGTGTCTCCTCAGTCGCTACCACCCCGGCACGCACGTATGTGCAGTCCGGTTCCGGTGGACCCGCGAAAGTTTTGTGGGAGGCGTCCGACAAGGATGGCCGTCGCATCGTCGTCTTTGAGGATCGCAAGCCGCAGCCCGAGCCATTGACAATCATGCACGGCGGTGGAGCGAAGTTCGCTGCTGGCGCTTTAGTGGTCAACGTGAACGCTCCGTCGAAGGTGCTGTGACTATGGAAATCACCAACGGAGAAATCAACGTCGACCTGCCAGAGTCGTTGGCGAAGCTGCTGCTGGCCGGGAAGTCCTGGGCGGAAGGCTCCACCGAAGATCACGGTGACCGGGTGGAGGGCCGTGGAGAAGACGACACTCCGATCCCGATGACACGCATCCCAGGTGTCGTTGACATCTCCATGAACCGGCTGAAGAGGCTCGTCGCTGACGGCACCATCCCGCACGTCCTCAAGGACCGCACGAAGCTGATCCGGCCCTCGGACGTGAAAGCCGCACTCACCCAATGAGCCTCCTCGATAGGGGTA